AAATATAATACTGATAGGATTTAATTTGTGCTTTAGTTTTAGCGAAAGTTGATTTAGTCATTGTTTTTGTTAAATTCAAATATGGTAGAAATTAAAATTATTCTTCTACCTTTACTTGGTCTTTTCATGTAATGATTTCCAGTAAAAAGAATTACATCATTTTCTTTTGGAAAATACTTTTCATCCTCTACAATTGTTTCACCATCACCACTTAAATATACAAGTAAGTTAAAATGTGGAAAATCATGATCTATGTGTGGTTCAGAAAATTGTTTATCATTATTTGGATGCACACAATTTACATTTGATCTCAAGAAAAAATATCTATCAAATAAATTATTGAAATCTATAATTTCTTTTAATACTGTTAAATTTAAATTAATAAGTTCAGATAAAGGTTCAGAAAATCCTGTCTTTTCTGGTCTTTCTAAAAACGTGTGTCCATAGAAAGGCATACCAGTTGATGTATCATATCTCCAGACAAAATCATTTGAAAGTATGAATTCTTTTAAGTCAACATAATTACTAGTTACAGGATTTTTTAATACCTTTAACATTACAAAATTAATTTTTTGGTAGGAGTTGATATTTTACCAAACATAGATTTGTATTGTTCGATAATTTCCTCTTGAGGGTCTCCTATGTAAACCACATATTTTTTAGTGATTTCTATTTTATCCTTTTGAAGTAAAGGAGACCAAGGAGCAAATGCAATGTTTCCTTGTTGTGGTGATGGCACTGCCACTATCGGGTCTGTGATTACTATTGAATCTGTAGACTCCTCAACGATGTCTGCAATGACATCTTCACCAGACCACATACGAATTAATTTAACGGTCATTTTTAATTAATAATAATTTTATTATAGCATAATTAAGTGTAAAGTCAATTATTCAAAAGGTAAATGTGGTCTATTAAATTTTATTCTGAACTTCCTCAATAATCTATCAATTGCAAAGTCTCCTCCACCATAACATAAAATACAGAATGCTCCACCGAAGTATAATATTAAAAGTTCAAGTAAGTAAATATTAAAACCTGATGTAGCAAGTGCGTGATATATTGCAACTGATATTGTTCCAACAATAGATAATGCACCAAGTCTTGTAAGCAATCCAAATATTATTAACCAACTACCATATATTTCAGAGTAGGCAGCGATGTAAGATAAGAATATTGGAAAGGGTAATCCAAGAGGTCTTACAAAAGCATCTGCAAAATTTTCGATGTCTGCTGTTTTTTCGTATCCGTGATGTATCAACATCGTTCCTATTGATAATCTTAATATCAATAAACCAAAAGATTTAATCATTTGAATTCACACTCCACCATAATTTCTGTTAACGCTGCCAAAAGATTAATTTCTTGATCTGCGACGAACGCAATTTGATACTGATATTTTGCAATAATAAGGACAGCAGCAGGTATACTGCGATGCTCCAAGGTATCATATAAGCTATCGTAAATACGACGCAATAACATAGAAGTGTCGTTGTCCAAGTTGGCAACAACCCACTTACGAACTTCCGAAAAGTTTTTTTCTTTGAGATTTTTAATGAGATCATTTACTGCAACATCAGAGAATACTGCTAATATACCACTATCTATTTTTCCACTAACTGAATATCTTTGACACTCATTGAGAACTCTTCTCCAATCTGGAAAATGTTTATTAATAAGTTCTGCAAGAACTTTCTTATCTGCCTCTACTTTTTCTTCTTCTAGAATAGAATTTAATCTTGCGAAGAATTGTGCTGCTATTGTTGGTTTGTCTTTTTTATTAACTGAGAAATCAACAACAGAACACCTACTATGTAAAGGGTCGATAATTTTGTTTTTGTAATTACAGGTAAAGATAAACCTGCAGTTTTTGGAGAACTCCTCAATAGACGCTCTGAGAAGGAGCTGTACATCGGAAGTGGTATTGTCTGCTTCGTCAATGATAATGACTTTATGTTTCGACTCGCTTGTAAGAGAGACGGTAGATGCGAAGTTCTTTGCGTTCGTCCGAACAGTGTCAAGAAAACGTCCTTCATCCGATCCATTAATGACATAGTAATCTGCTCCTAATTGATTACACAATGCTTTTGCTACTGTAGTCTTACCAATACCTGGTGGACCTGACAGTAACATATTTGGTATCTCTCCTCTATCAACAAAATCTTGAAAAGTTTTCTTGATACTCTTTGGAAGAATACACTCATCAATTGTAGTGGGTCTGTATTTTTCAACCCATATAAAATCACTCATAATAAAATTGCAACTTTGCTAATTGCTATGCTCATCAAAAATGCTAACATAATTGCAACATCCCACTGTTTGTTTTGAACATAAAAAGGAATGCAAATAATATCAGCAATAATGTGCATTATCGCACCATAAAAGGTTGATACATGTAGTATAACAAAATACGCACAAATAATCAACACTGAACCTGTGATTCTTCCTGCGACTAATAATTTCATTTAAAACCTTTAGATTGTTTCTTTGGTTTTGGTTTATCAATAACGTGAACAACTGTTCCTTCAAACCAAGGTGAGTTACAATTGTTCCACCAATATTCTTGAACCTCATCCCAAGATTCTACCACAAAAGATTTATTTTGACAAACTATTCTATAATGATGTCGGTCATAGGGTTTGTCAGAAGTTTGTGAAAAATATCTTGGGTCTTCTTTAGCAATTAACTCTGTCATTTTCTTTTGCTCTCCATTCTTTTCTCATTTTAACATAAACATCGCTTTTTGCAACAATGTCACGAACCTTTTTAAATACTCTTGCCGACTCTGCGTACTTGCTACTTAAGTTATCTTCTTCTTGAGGTAATACTTCTTTTGTTCCTTTTTTATATTTTCTTCCAGAGTTGTGATTTGCATATCTTCTTGCTCTTGTAAATCCCATCTCTAAAAATTTACGACACATATCCATGCCAATAAAGTCTCCTTCATCACGATAATCAAGATACATTCCAAAAATACGATTAGAAGATATTATTGCTTCTCTAGGAGTTTTGAATCTCCAATGATTACAAATAATGTTAGTATAAGGGCGAACCAATAGAACTCCTTGCTCTCCCCTTCCAATACGATAAAGTTCACGAGTTTCCGTATCTGTAAAATCAAGTTTTTTGTAATCGAGGTCATAGTCAAATTCTTTCATAGCCAATATGGTTGTCTGGATGGGTCACGTAGATAATTAAATGCAACCCAAGGTTTGGACGATATATAACGTTTGTAAGCAGTAAAAGTGTCAATGCTTGTGTCATATTTAAACTCATCGGGTCCTGCAAATGCGAATGATTTTGGTCTTTCCATTGTAAATGGAATTAGATGTCCTGCTTCAAGGACAGTGTTCTCACAACTATGGACTTTACCATAGCGATGTGTATACTCTTCACAGAGTGCCATAGCGTGAGCAACTAACCACCAAGCGTTGATGTTAGATTCATTAGCCCATATAGTGCAAGGATGCCCTCTAAATGCACCCTTATCTGTTTTGTATGGTTCACCATCTTTTTTGTGTATTTCACCGTATCCGTGACCCCACTTTTCAGAGCAAACAATAGCAAGCATCTGGCAAGATTCTAAAGGCATCTTGACAATGTGTTTGTCAGGTAATACTTGTGCTGATACAGTTGGCGATGGATCAGTTACAAAAATATTCATAATGTAGTTTTATCCTTCTACATTATATTCTATCTCTATAACTTTACTCCGTCTACCCATACTGTTACACCTTGTTGATTGGCACATAGTACCATCTAATTCTTCGACAAGAACTTCAATCTGTTGTATAATTTGTTCTTGTAATTCTTCTTCACTCATTTCTTTAACTTCTCCTGTTCTTTCATATATTCCTCTCTACCGTCTTTAGTAAAAACCTTCTTCTCATAATCAAAATAAGGATGTGGTTGAGCATTTTCAAAAGGATTCTTCGATGCATTTTTCAATACAATAAATTTATCCTTTGCAAAAGTACCTGCAATCTGTACTTCAATATCATCTCCATCTTTCCAGTTTATTTCACCTTTCAAGTTGGTATGTAACATTGCCTCTTGAATTTTGTCAATTAGTTCTTGTGTTAGTTTCATTATCCAAATACTGAATCTGGTTCAAGTGCTATAAAATACTTAAGATTATACTGTTTATTTGTAAACTCTGAAAGTAACTTAGATGATATCACAACATCATAAGCACCAGGTATAATTTTAATATTCTCTACTTTGAAATTAAATTCAAATGTTTGGTCAGTTTCACCAACATAAACAGCATATTCGTTAGATGTATCATTCTTTTTGTCACGAACAACCATATGAATATCACCATCTTTACCAAGTACAGATAAATCAGGTAGTTGATAAACTGCAGCTGCTTTTACAAGTTTTTCTAATGATGTACTTTCTAATTGAAAACAAACTTCTTTAGTTGGTAAATTAATCTCTTTATCTGGTGGAGCAATAATAACTTGTGGGTCTGCATAGAAGTATTTGACTCTTCTTTTACCCTCTTCAATTGTAATATATGCGTCTTCCGTAAAATCAAGATTAGGGTCTTGATGTAAACTTAATCCATTAAGAAATTGATTAAGATCGTATATTGCAACGTCTCTTGGAAAATCTTCTGGTATGTCTGCTTCTGCTAGAATGTTCTTCGCAACTGATATTGTACGAAGTTGACTTCCTTCTTTTACAAGAATTGAATTGTTTATTCCTGCGAAGTTTTTAAGAACTGTAAGTGTGCTGTCTGATAATTTCATGAATTCCATAATTAAGGCATGTTGTGGTCGATTTCGTCAATGTTTCCAGTTGACATTGATGGTTTACCGTAGTGCCCATCAAAATGTAATAATAGCATAGCATAATGTATGACTTTCATCAAGTCTTTTGTATTCTTTCCGTCTTTGTTTCCATACCTACTTCCATACTTCAGTATGTTTGCCTGACAAAAACCTGATGCGAGTTCTTTAGCTGCCATCAAATCTAAAGTTTGAACATTACGGTATTCGTGTGATTTACCTGTGTAATGTCCTTGATATGTTCTTGATACGTATTCTTGAATATCTTTTAAAATTTCTTTTTCGTGATATTTAAAATAGTGTGCCATTGGTTTTTCTTCCGTTACTTGTAGTGACATTCCATCGTCCCAAGTTGTAAATTGATGTGCATACATATCATCTATGTCTGCCATATAGTCAGCAGAAGCACCATCAAATAAATCAACTTCATAATCAAGTCCATCGTTATCAAGAGCAGTATTACCTGCTCCAACGCTAGTATCGATTATAGGATATTCTTCATCCATAGTTCCGTTCAATGCATCCCACGCTAAACTCCAAGCATTAATCATAGCAAAATAAAAAGTCATTTACTAAACTCTCTGCTCTTTCTTCTCCAAACTTACCCTTCAGATATCCTGATACTGGGTCAAGTTTAGTCATATAAGCATCGAAGTCTTTATAAACACTAGTGTCTTCACCAGTGGGTTTCTCTAATTCTACCATATCCTTGTATTTTGTCAAGTATTTGGTAAACATTTCCAAATGGTCATCAACTTCATCCATCGTGCATTTAGCAATATAAACATTTTCAGAGAAGTGATTACCTGGTTCAAAGAAACGATAGTCTCCTTTACTCTTTGGTAGTCCTTCAACTGAAAACAAATAGTTCTCTACTGGATGTTGATAGTCAAATACTATAATAACTTTCTTTTGAAAAAATCCCATCAAGTCCATACCAAAACAGGGCAGGTTACTGCCCGTCTTTGGATATATGATATTGTTGTAAATACAACTTTTATCATCCCATATTTCAACTTCTCTTGCTTTGATGAAGTAAGGAGTTGTGTATGTCTTTGCTGTCAGGGAAGTTCCTTTACTTTCCCATTGTGCCCAAACGCTCCCTACTCCGTTATGGAGAGGGAACATTTCGTGTAGGACATCTTTATAACTTTTCCACAGATTCATTTGTCTCAGGCATTTCAAAGTCTGCATCTACTTTATCATACAATTCCATGAATGATTGCTTTGTTTCGTCATCAAAACGATTGATACAAACTTGAATTGCTTTTGCTTTGTTCTTAAAGATAGAGTATGCACGAAGTATGTGAACTAATCTACGAGTACTGATTAACTCTTCGATACCACCATCATAGAAGGTTTTACGAATTATGTCTGCCCAATCTACAAGTTTCTTGACAAACTCATCATCCTTAACACCTACTCTGTCTGCATGTAATCCTAGAAGTTTAATTTCATTGTTTACACTTGGGTATGCTTGCTCAAATGTTACAGGGAATCTTTCGAGGAATGCTTCGTTGAGCACGTTAGTTCCAATAAAGCGTCCGTCGTCTGAACCTTTACCCTTAGTATTTGCGGTTGCGAGTATGTTGAATCCTCTGGCGGGTCTAACGAATCTGCCAATCTTCTTAAGGAAAACTCCATTTCCCTCAAGGACGCTCTGAAGGCAGAGGATTTTGTTAGAGGCAAGGTCGATTTCGTCAAGGAGCAAGATTGCACCTCGTTCGAGTGCTTCGATAACGGGTCCGTTATGCCATACTGTGGCACCATCAACAAGACGGAAACCGCCAATAAGATCATCTTCATCTGTTTCAATAGTAATGTTTACACGAATAAGTTCTCTACCTAACTGAGCACAAGCTTGTTCTACAGAGAATGTTTTACCATTACCAGATAATCCAGTAATGAATGTTGGATAAAATTGTTTTGATTGTATTACTTTTTTAATATCTGCAAAGTTTCCAAACTTAAAGAATGTTTCATCAATCTCAGGAACTAAATTCTTTTCTGATGCAGGTAATACTGCGGGAGAGTTATAAG